TCCATTCATTTGATTTGGAGATTTTGAGAAAAGACTTAACCCAGACACCAGTTCCAACAACTCTCTGCTCATCAAAGATAAAAAACGCATTTTGAACGTCTGTGTATTTCTTAATATTATTCCAACTATCCACTACAACCTTATGTTCATACATATCTTCATCACCTAATAAAAATGGAATCATTTCTGATTCCCAATCTTTATCATCTCGCTTCTTTGCAGTTGTAATGATATATAAATCTTTGATTTTGAGATCGTCGGCTGGTTTGTATGAGTTTTCATCTATATAACCACCTTGCATTTTGAAGAAATATGCTAATGCCGTTCTACTTTTACCAGTACCAACTCCACCATTAAGAATACAACCATTATGCATTCTATCTATAGCTTTAAGTTGGTGCGGTGATAGTTTAATTGCCATTTTGAGCCTCCTTTCTGGCAAAAAAAAAAGAAAAGGAGCAGTTTAATGCTCCTCCTTTTTATATGGTTTAGCAAAACCAGTTCCTGGATATTTTCCCGAGTTTACTGGTAAATGTCGTCCATATTCATTATAGGATTCATCACCTTCTGTCCTTTTCTCTTCGTCATCATACTGTTCATATTTTTCCAATTCATACTCAAGTTCAGCAATTTCTCTACGTTGTTGTCTAATTTTGATTCTATCACATATGATTACCCCCAGTGATATCATAAGTAATAAAAGTGCGTTTGCCAACATTCCATATACATTTCCAAAATTCATACTATTTCTCCTTTCGTTATGAACGTTTATATGTTCCTACTATAGAAGTTGTATAATTTACGATATTGTATCAAATTCATCTTTTTTGATAACATATAATTTTCCACTCCTATCTCGTTCCACCATAATATCCATTTCATCGTCTTCTGTAACTATAATATCTAGTCCTTGTTTTGCAAAATATTCTCTGTCACTAACAGCTGCTATTATTTCTCCAGTTCCTGCTTTTGTAATAATAACACTTTCACAATCCATTCCATTAATTTTCATTTTGATACCTCCTTTCAATTAAATAAAAATAAAATTTGCGAAAAATATAAGAATCTGTAAAGACTCCTATATTTTTACAAATATTCAATTGTCAAATAATTAAAACTAAATATGTTAATTATGAAGTAAGTAAACGGATTATATCATTTTGATATGTAATCCAAATACTTAATAATTTATAATTAACACTATTTATAATGTTTCTCATAATTTCCAATCCTTTCTGAAAACCGTAATGGTTCTCATTATATAGATTGTAATTTTTGCGATTTTGAAAAAATAAGAGGCCTTGTAAATAAGACCTCATATTTCAAGTTACTTAAGTAAGTTCATACTTCTTAAAATTTGTCCGGTTTTCTCTCCGTTAAGTTTTCTTCTTTCAAGCTGTTCTCTTTGACTGTTTGATATTTTCTTTTTCAATTCCCAATAAGTTCCTGTGCTATGATCATAGATATGTTTGTCTCTGTGGTTTGTCTCATGTCTAAGTTGTATCATCTTAGAAGTTTTCTTTACTATTGTGGCAATTCCTGTTATTCCTGTTACTACAATAGTTACAACTAACTCCTTGTTTTCAACAACAAATTTCTTTGTTTCTTCCACCTTCTGTTTTCTTCTATTTTTTCTAGCACGTTTCTTTTGTTCTTTGTCAAAATCTTTAATCTCAACAACCTTATCGTCTTTCTTGAATTTTTTAAATATTTTTAACATTTTGATTACCTCCTTTTTAAAAATATTTATTACTAAAAGTTACTCTATAATATAACTTGTAAAAAATGCGAAAAAAGAAAGAGTATTTATTACAAATACTCAATCTTTTTAAATTAAACCAGGATTTTTAAATTTCTTCAATAGCTTTTATTGCTAATAGTCTCCATGATATAGGTCTAAATAAAATAAATAAGATAACAAAACCAAGAAATCTTAAACCTTTACGTAAATCAGATTCAATATCTTTTACTAAATAATTTTCTATCCAAACATCTAATTTTTTATCTATTAATTTGTCTCTATCTTCTTTTTCCATATTTAGAAGTTCAGGACGATTATTTAAGTATTTTTTAAATTTATGATTTACATAAAGTTCTAATATTAAGGTTATAATACCTTCAATTATAAATAATCCTATAAAACATAATCCTACAAATAAAACTTTTGAAATAAACATACTTATCATCTCCTTTCTGGTTTATTTCTATAATATAGATTGTAATTATTGCGAAAAATAAAAGAGATTGTAAATATTTTGAGCACTATATAGAACGGTTACTTATTTCGCCATGTCTACATAGTGCTCATCAAATCATTATTCCATTTTGATAAAACTATACTTCTTATAGAAAGGAGATACCAATACATATGTAGGAATAATGAGGTAACTTACTTATTTTGATTCTCCTTATTAAATCTCTGGTACTTCTTTTTGTAAACGTTTTATTAAATAGTTTAATACAGCAGTACCAGCAGCTGATAATGCTGTAACTAGTGTAGCATCAAAGGCTGTAAATCCTTTTTGAACAATAGCTGCTAATAAAGTTGCTAAAAAAACTACACCACCAGTTTTTAGTGTTCTGATTAATACATCTTTAGTTTTCTCTTTGTCTATTTTGAGAAAGTCAAAAATTTTATTCAGATATTTCTTCAGTTTCTTCATTTTGAGCCTCCTTTAGTTCCAATTACCAAAATTATCATACATATAGGCATATGTCTTAAATTGAATACCTTGTGCGATAGCATACTCAATAAATTCTCTTAAATGAGCCTCTGTTAAAGTGGGCTCTGTTGTCGGACTATTTATTGTGTGACCAACAAGTGATATCCATTTATTATTAGCAATTGCATCATCAACCTTACCCTTTAATACACTAATATCATCTGCTAAAGAATGTCTTATACCACTATAATATTGAGGGTCATCCCCGCAAACATCAGCATAATCATAAAACATTTGTGTAAATCTTTGTAAATTATTATTTTTCCAAGATATAGCATTGGTTCCTCCAGGTTTCATAAGACCTCTAACATTAAATCCAGCTTCTGTTAGTTTGTTTTTACTATCCATAACTATACGCTTAATATTGTCATAATCCGTAGCATCTGTTAGTGGATTGAATTCATGTGCTAATATTTCACCACCATTAGCTACAATTTCATCGCACATATCTTTTATTGTTCTGCCTGTAACTGGAAGATATAGGTTTCTAGGTGGTACAGCAGCACATAATGGTATATTATATTCGTTTAATATACTAGATACTGTTCCTAAAGTAGTATTACCATCATCAAAAGTAATTGTCATATATCCACCATCAAAAGGTCCCCAATTAAATGATTTACCCCCACTTTCTCTAATTCTTTTAATCATATTAGCCATATTGATAAAATTTAACAAATAATTAGGATCTGTTTTAGAAATATATTCTTCGATGCTTATTTGAGTTCCTCTTTTTATTGATAATGTATTTTGTTGTCCGTTAACCATCATTCTCACAGCTCTACTGTTTTTAATAGTATACTTAAGATTTTGATATGTTTTAGAACCTGATATATTTTCTTTTGGATATGTTTCAATAACATCACCATTTTTATCTAGTAAAGCAATTACTCTAAACTGAGATCCACTAGAATACGTACCACCACCGATATAGTATGTTTCTCCTGGATTAACATCAATAGAAGCATGTACATATCCTGAAAATTGAGTATTGATACCACCAACTGCCCAATTAAATAAACCATTTTCAGCATCAGCTAATTCAGTTGTATTTTTTAAAGCTGGTTTTTCTGATAAATATTCTGTATTTTCATTAATAAAATCATTAAGTGATATAGCGGTTGCTTCTCTAATTATGTTATTATTTCCATTTCCATTCACAATTATATATGCTATATTAGGATTTGAAATAGTAATTATATGTCGTTTTAATACTGGATTTGACTCTTCTAATTCTTCTTCTGGGTAGTACCCAATTACTTTATTATCAGAATCTAAAAAGGTTAAAGCACTATAAAGTCTATTATGGTTATAGCTAACTCCTCTTACCTCGTATGTTTCTCCTATAGATACCGATTTCTTTTTATAAGTGAATGAACCAGTAGAAAAAGTATCTATATGCCCATTAACATGATTTATTGCTCCATTACCGGTTGTATCATATGTTACCTCATCTCCAATTGAATAATCAGGAATAAATGATATTTTATTTCCTAATATCTGAATGTTAGTATCCGCTATATATTTATAAGGATCCCAAGTAATAACATTATTAGAAATACTATCAACTCTGTACAACATTGCTGATTTATTTTCAATGGATGTATCTAAATACAAACTATTATTATCAATATCATCAAAAGCTGTCGCGTCGGTAGTAGGTTGACCAGAACCAAAATATACTTTTGTTCCGTTTGCCAATATTGTTGGTAAGCCTACAACATTGTTAAAAGTCGTTTTAGGATAAATGTTATTACCTTCCCTATCTTTTAATATTACTGTTTTATTCATTTTGATCACCAACTTCCATGCAGTGTACATCTATATTGATTGTTACATTACTTAAACTGCCGAATCTAGGTAATTGAGCATCAGGATTTCCATTACTTTCCATTTTAGATATAGATGCATATATATTACATAAAGTGCTTGATACTTTTTCTACGCGTAAAGGTAACGCTGTGTATACGCTATTAACATTTTCATATACACTATTTGAACCATCAAATATATTTGATATTGTTGCCCAAATATATGTGTTATCATTTATTTCATCAACACCCAAATCTTCTGCAGTAATAGAAGTACTGCCATATCTTGTAACGGCTAGTCCTCCATAAACAACGCTGTTGTTTAATATAAAAGATTTAGAAACATGGGTGTATTTACTTAAACTAGGATCTACACTACTTTCACCTTCATAAGCATAAACAGCTCTTCTAGGGTCTAATGATGGCTCTGAATATGGACATCTATATGATTCTACAGGATCCGTAGCATTGCCAATATTTGACACAATATCTAAATCCGTAGAAACTGTATCGTTTGAATCAATTGTAATCCATGCTATTGGAATATAATAAACCCCTTCTTCAATAGGCATAGAAGGTTTACTTGGTGTTTCAGCTTCACTACCTTCAATAACTTCTATTGAACCAGCTCTAACACTATCTGTAGTATTAATACATATACATATAGCATCAATTCTAGAATTTATATCAGTTTGTCTAATAGATACTGTTTCTGGATCATAAATTTCAAAGTATCTTTCATGAAACCATGCTTTACCATTATTAATTAGCAAATCCATAGTCTCTGGAACAGCCTCTACTTCAAATTTTGGTTCTACTGTACTAAAAATACCATCTGATATGACTCCTTCAAACAATCGACCCATATCTTCGGCATTGTATTTTCTATCATTATTTACCGAGTTAAAAAACCCACATCTTATACTCATTTTGGTACCTCCTTATGTTTCATCTCTTTGTTCATATTGATCTTTTTCATATAAAGCAAGAGTCGGATATATTTTATATCCATTTTGAGTATGAGAATATATAATCTCAGTTACTCTCATCCATTTTGAGTGCCCTAAATCGTCAGACATCTCAATAATATCACCTAAATCATAGTCTTCTTTTACTTTATATGAACTATTATTTACTATTTCTCCATCAAAAGCATCCAATGCTTTATTTTGATCTGTTAGAACTTCCATAGCTCTATTAATTAATATTTTTTGGTAATCCGTATCATTTAATCCTTGAAAATCATCATTCGCACAATCACCATCCATAGTAACTTCGGAAGATAAATCTTGAATAGACTCTCTAAGGTCTAACCCAGAAGGCTCTTTATCAGCTTCTATTTGTTCTTTGTAATCTGTAGCATATCCAATAGCTCTGCCATTAGCATCTACTATTGCCCAAGGTCTAGGTCTTGTACCTTCTTTAGAACCTTCACTATCCCCAAGTGCTAACATAACAGTTTTAAAACCGTTTTTAGAACTAGCATATGAAATATTTGTAATATTTTCAAATGACGGTGATAATACAACTGAAGTATTATATGTTCCATCAGTCTTTTGAGGTTGCTTATCAGTATTTGGTCCTTGTCTATCACTAATTCTATTTTGACCATCATAAATATAAAAAACAAATGGTGGTTTTGCTGGATTTAATTTCAAATTATCAGGATGATATGTTATAGAAAAACCTATATGATATTTATCGCATACCGATTTTACAGCGTCATATATTGTTTCGCCATTAAACTGTAAATTCATAGGTTTTTTATCAGTTATTTTTCCGTATGGGTTTATTATTGTATTATTTTGATAATTTGTATCAGTTAAACACAATTCTGATATTTTTCTATTATTTTTCATTATAGAATGATAATCTATTAAACAATCATCATTAGTTTGTGGATTTGTACTTGGATCTACAGATTTTTCTGTATTTATTGGATTCTCTTCTGGTGTTATAGCATTTTCATCAACCAATCGGCTGACTATTTGCCATAAATTTTGATCTCTTAAAGCTTCGTCTGCTTCTGAGGAATTAAAATACCTAACTCCAAGAACCACTCTTCTATCTAATATAGAAACCAAAGATCTTCCAGCGACAGTCATATATTGTGCATGATTTTCCGTTTTTATTGTTATAGTCTCTATAATCATTAACTCGTTAGAGTCTTTGATTTTGAGATAATAATCTTGTTTAAATAAATCAACGGCTTGCTTAGAAGCTGGGATAGTTAATTCGAAATCACCAGCTTCGGCATACCGTTCAGTCCATATAAAAGAATTATAATTATCCACAACGCCTATAGGTATTAAGTCTTTATTTAAAACATAAACTTCCATAATTATACTCCTCTATATAATACTTTATTGTTAATAACGAATTCTTTAATATTATCGTCATTACTTGAACTAAAAGATATTTTATTATATCCTTTAATTAATAATATCCATGATAAAGTCGATAAATCAACACCTGATAATGCATTATATTTTTTGTATCTATTATCAGTCGAACTATAGTGATATAAATCAATGTTTTTATTACCAGATGTTGTATCAATTATCATATAGTCATCTTCTAATAATTCTGATATTTGATTTTGAGTTTTTACAGTAGCCAAATTTAAAAGAATTTTCTGCCTAATATTTTGATGAACATTCTCAATTACTAATAAATCCTCATCACCTTTAAAAGCTATTTCTATTTTGACACCTGCTTCTTTTTCTCCATAATAATAAATATTTCTAAAACTAGTATCATAAATATCACCAAATATTAATAGTTTCTCGATTAAACTCTCGTTTGAAAAAGGGAATTGAAATGCATCTTCAACTCCCTTTAACATATTTCTAGAATCTGTATGACCTTTAAAATAAGGATTCATACATAATATTGATATTGCTGCTCCTTCCATTTCACTAAAAATCTCTGGAAGATTTGATTCAACATATCCGTCAATATGTAAATATCTTTCATCCGTTTCTATTTCAAGTTTAACATTTTTAGTAACTGGAAAGAAATCATAACACTTATGTCTAATTCTTTCTATGTTACCGTCATTAGGTAAAAACTTAAGATTAATAGTTATAGGTTTCTGAGGAACATTGGATGAATCATAGGAAGAGCCATCATAAACTTGATTCTCTGTTGAATTAATATTAGCCTTTTCAGGTTCTAAACCTTCAACGCTTTCAACAGCTATTTCTGAAGGTATAGGATTATTAAGAACTAATCTTAAAGATTCTTCATTATCATTTGTAACTGTTATTGCTTTAATCATGTTGTAGCGACTCCTCCTTTCATCTTACTGTTTATCCAACCTTTTGTATCTCTGTAAATACCTACTCTGTCTAATGGTTCTGGAGAATAATTATTTTGAGTAAATTTATTATTGTAGTTATTAATAATATCTCCGTTCTTAGTATTTTGAGCAGCTAATTTCTTATTACTTGCAATGTCAGCAGCAATTCCTAATGTATATTCGCTATTGAACATATCATTAAGTTCACTCATATCTCTTTCAAGTCGGTCTAAATCTAGAACTGGTGTAATTGTAGGGTTTCCATCAATTACATTTTGAGCAGTTTCTATAGATTGTAATGGTGTAAGAACAGCATTTGCAAGGTCCTCTCCTGCATTTTGAGCAAGATTTAAATTGTCTGTAGCACCTTTAACCATTCCTAAAGCTACATACATCATAGCTTTAGCACCTTCTTTAGCTGGCGATTTAATACCGAGACGCTTGTTAACCGCTTTAACTACTTGATCTGCTAGTTTATATGCGGCATCAGATACCTGTTTATTTTTCTTCTTGTCTTGTAATCCTTTAATTAAACCAGCACCATAATTTAATGCCGCTTTCTTACCAGCTTTTTTATTAGCCGCTTTATTAACTCCACCTGTAGCAGATTTAGCATATGATGCTTGACCTGCTTTAGCCATTTCTGTTTCTGTATTCCTAGCAGCTTTAAAATAATTATTAAATTTATTAATATCACTTCTATTAGCGGTTAATAAAGCATTTAAATATGGTCCAGCTTCTTCAATTCCCATATTAAGTATTTCTTGTAGAGCGTCTTTGTTAAGACCTCTCTTAGTTAACTCAACTACTTTCTCTTTCCAGGATTTTGCTTGAGTTATTCTATCTTTTAGATTTTGAAGCATATTTTCAAATTTTTGTCTATTATTAGTAGCCTCATATATTTTCAAATCATTCAATTGTTGATTAGACATTCTATTAATAGCTTCAATTTGAGGTAATGCTGAAATACCTTGGGATTTCAAATCAGCATACATTTCTGGTGATACTTTGTTTTTGAGTGTTGCTAATGCGTTATTGTATTTTTCAATACCTTTAACGTTTGATGCATAGTTAGCAAGCATTCTACCAGCAGAAATTCTTTGACCACGCTCAAATTTATCAAATAAATTCAAACCATAATCAATAGCCTGAGCTAATGGATCCATAAATGAACGAGCGTTGTCTTTAATAGTGTTAGCAAGATCTTGCCATGCTGATGTTCTATTATCTCTAATAGTCTTATTAAGATCTTTCCTATCAGCTTTTGCTTGTTTCCAACGTTTTTTGGCAGATTCATATCTCTTAATAGCACCTTTGTGCTTCTTTTTATAATTGCTCTTTTTCTTTCCCTTTTTCTTAGAATAAGTTTTATAAGTCTTCTTATACTTATTCATTATTTTTTTATTTTTCTTAATTTTATTATTAAGGGAAGATTTTTGAGATTTCTCATCTGCTGCTTGTTCTGGATTCATAGCTTCATATAATGCTACCGCTGCTTTCTTTAAATTATTTTGAGCAGTACCTATAATTTTAGGAATTTCAGCGTTAGCAAATTTGCTAGTATCATAAAAGTATGTGAATAAAGGACCCAATGCGCCACCAGTCTTATAAATGACTTTCTTCATAGAATCTTTCATTTTACTATTTAATGTTTTAGCAAAATTTTTAGATACTTTTGTAGCAGAATTTGTAACATTTGTACTAGATATTAAACTAGCTTGTAGTTTAATACCGTTACCCGTTACAGATTTTAAAGCTGATAATACTTTCTTACCGCCTTTTATAATACCTTGCTCTTCACCGGCCATTAAATCTTGACCAATTTTGTCATATACTTTAGAAGGTGATTTTGATTTTGCTTTCTTTTTAGTAACTTTAACTCCTGCTGTAATTTGCAATGCTAAAGACTTCTTAAGATTTTCTGTTCTAGAATTGATACCTTGAATCATTCCATCTATAAGATTTTGACCAAGAGTTTTAAATGAGTCTTTTGTAAATACTTCTCCAGCAACAGTTTTAGTAGTTTTTAGTAAAGACTTAAAAGCGCCTTCAACTTTAGATTTTTTGCCTTTTAATCCTTTATAGAATTTTTCTATTCCGGATTTTGCAACGTTAGCCATTGCTTGTTGAACAGCAGTACCTTTATCAGCATTAACTCCTGTTTTGTTAATTTCATTAAATGCACCAGCAACAGCTTTTAGTCCCTCTGCAAAATTAGACATCTTTTTACCAAAAGAATTAAGTTCTTTAAGTTTGCTTTTTACATCTTTAGTATTAAGTCCTTTTGCAAAATCTTTAAGGGCGTTTTTAATAGATTTTATATATGCTTTTAATTGACCTAATTCTCCGCCCTTTCCTGTAAGAATACCTCCGCTAGTTGTAAGTTTATTTTCTGGTTTATTAAGTTCTTTGAAAGCTAATAAAGCAGATTTAAGATTGTCAACTGAAGTTTTAGCATTCTCAAATTTACTAATTTTGAGGTCTGACATTGATTTCAAAGTATCAACGGCATTTTTAGCCATTGTAATTCCAGTAGGGGACATAGCGCCCATAGTAGTTGAAAAATCAACAATAGCATTTCCAAAACCTGTTAATTGACTAGATAAAGATTGTTCTCCTTTACCCTTCTTTGTATTATTGGTCATTAATGTTCTAATTTTTAGAACAGATGACAATAATGAAGCAATAGTATTACCAACAGTCTCTACTATTTTTAGATTCTTTTGTGTTTCTTTATCAGAAAATTCAGTACCAAGAGCATTAATAAAATTTTTAAGAACTTTAAAATATCCGACCATTCCGTCCATGTCTTCTTGTTTTAAAGTTTTTTGATATTCTTTTATTTTATTAACCGCTTTTTTAACTGGTTCTATTATCTTAGATACATAGGTTTCACTATCACCTTTTTCTTTTTTATTGTCGGCTTTATCTGTTATTTTAATAGCTTCAGTATTTACTTTTGCTATATCTTGTAATAGTGTTACAGCAGTCTGAATTATCTTTAAATTAATACCCTTACCTAACGATTCTGATATGTCTTTAAAGCAGTCAACCATACTGGTTAAACCTTCAGATAGTTGATCCCAATCTTTACTTCCTGCTATTGCCTGCCACAATCCTCCAGATCTAGGTAAATCATTTTGAATTTCAACCATCTTTTTAACAATATTAATAATATTATTAACTGCGTCTGGATTTTCAATACTTTGTGCTTGTTTTGCAAATGTCTTAATTCCTTCAGCTAATGGTTTTATAGATTCTCCAAATCCTGACAAATCTTTATTACCAACTAGATTTTGAAGCCATCCACCAGATCTAGGTATTAGGTTTGCTATTTCTGCCATCTTTTTAATTAAGTCAACATATGGCTCATATTTAGCAACGTCTATAGATGTGTCTATACTTGATACAAATGATTTTAAACCTTTTGCTAACGATACAACACCTGCACTAAAACCATCTAGGTCTTTATTACCTGTAAACTTCTGTAACCATCCTCCAGAACTTGGAATTAAGTTTGCTGTTGCCGCTAATTTAAGTAACACATTTGAAGCCGTCTCTGCTCCAGAAGCATCAACGCCAGCAATTGTTGCATTAAACTTCTTTAGGCCTTTTCCAAGTTTAATCATCATATTGATGAAATTATCTATAGGATCTTCGCCAAATGATAAGAATGTTGTAATCTTATTCATAAAGCTTGTAGCAGTTATTGCTAAAATAGCAGCAATTAATGCCCCTATTTTGACAATCATATCCAAAGGCATTTCATTTATAGCCTTAGTAAATGGACCAATCTTTTGACCAAATTGACCAAGAGCATCCCCCAAAACAGGTAAAGCTTCAGCAGCCTTAGCTGCTATACCGCCAATGAATGCACCTATAAATTGGCCTATATACGACCCTACTTTAACTAGTAGAGGGCCTCCTTTATCTATAAAAGGCTCTAATTTATCAGCCAGTGCCCCAAGAGCAACCATAACAGTAGTTATAGCAGCAATAGCAATAATTAAAACACCTAAACCAATAAGAGCTTGTGCTGCAAAATTTCCTATTACAGCGCATCCAATTAAAACTAAAGTCATTACTGCTAAGAACACAGTTATAGCATTTAGCTTTTCTGTTAAACTATTATCTATCATTCCTATTAATGCAAAAACTCCAGTTAATATTAGTAATGATACTGCTATCAACGCTACTGTTATAATAGCCTTAGCAGCCTGAGTTTGCATTGTAGAAAGTGTTTTTATAATTATAGATATAAATGTAACAGCTAATAGTAATTTAATTACTTTATCAACGCTTATTTCTCCTAATACCTTAACTATCTGATCGCCTATAGCACCTAAGAAGTTTCCAATAGCGTCTGTTAAATCACCAATTCTTGAAGCTAAACCATTAAATATACCAATAACTATATCAATAATAGCTTGTATAATAGGTCCTATATTTTGAGCAATAGATTGGAGAACACTTAACAATACTTCCATTATTGTTTGGCCTAATTCTGGAACAATGTCTCTAATTATGCTAAGAGCTCCTTTTAGTAATACGGTAAGAGCCCTTACAAGTTCAGGGACCATGTCTGCAACTCCAATTACTATAGCTTTTACAGATTCAACGACTGCCATAACTAAAGCTACTAATATATCTTTTAATCCTGTACCTATTCTAACAATAACTTCAAGTACCATTTTTAAGCCTAGGGCAAGTGCCAAAATTCCGACACCCAATAATGCCATTCCAATACCTAATAAAGTTATTGCTCCTGCAACACCCATTAAAGCTGGTATAGAACTACTCATAGCGCTAGCAGCTTTTGAAAATATTAACAATGTTAATGCTAATGTTACTAAACTTCCTGCTAATCCTACAATAGGTATAGATGATATTAACTTCAATGATGCAGATAGTATTAATATTGCTGCTGACGCAACAATTAGTGCAGCAGATCCACCAATCGTACCTTTCATCGCATTTAATGCTATAGCTAAAGACATTAGCATGCTTATAAATACCATTAAACCTGTAACTAATTTTTCAGGAGCTATATTGCTAAGCATTGATACTGTTCCTGCTAGTATTTTGATAGCCATAGCTACTAATAAAATTCCAGCAGCAGATTTCAGTGACATGCCACTGACCTTATTAAGTAATAAAGTAAATGCTATAAAACTTAACATTATAGTGCCAACTGTTGCTAAGCCTTTTCCAATTTCGGACCAAGACATAGACCCTAAAGTTTTAACTATTTTTGATAAAGTTTTTAAAGCTACGGCTATTAATAAAATACTAGCTGCAGATTTTATTGAAGACTTACCTATTTTATCTCCAATAACAGCAGTAGTAGCTATATAACCAGTAATTGCTACTAATAATATACCAATAGTTGTAAGGCCTTTAGTAATTTGTTCCCATGACAGATTACCAATTGTTTGTATTACTTTAGAAAGAGTTTTAATAGCTTTAGCAACTAATACAATACTTATGGCAGATTTTATCGAAGATTTACCTATTTTGTCATTAACTAAAGATGATAGTGTTAAATAAGCAACAATACCACTCAGTATTAATCCCACAGAAATAAGTCCTTTCTTCAAATCTTCCCATGATAATTTTGCTAAATTAATAACTGATTTTGATAACATCTTAACAGCGAACGCTAAAGATATTAAAGTTGTAACTCCTCCAGATAATTTCTTATTTCCGGTACTTAATATTTTAATAGCACCTATCATTTCAGCAACGAGTATAGATACCGCACCTATACTTTTATATAACTTCTTTTCATCAATTGACGAAACTTTCTTTAATGCTGATGATAATATTAGAACCGATACTGCTAAAGATATTAAGGTTTTAACAACAGGTCCTAAGTTAAATGAACCAACACTAGATATAGATTTAAACGACATTGTTAATTCTATAAATAAAGAAGTTATAGCTGTTATAGCAGTAGTTAATTTTTGTTTTGGGATTCCTGATAAAATCAAAAGAGAAACAGATAGCATTAATATAGATGCTGCTATTTCTCTTAAAGTTTTATATCTTATTTGGTTATTGAATTTAAATATAGTAGTTCCTAAATTCGTAAAAATCTGTTGAATAGGTCTAGCGTATTTTATTATTCCTTTTCCTTGTAAACTTTGTAAAGCAAATACTAATTGTTTAATTTTTACAAACAATAAAGCAAATACACTTCCTCTAACAACAACGTCACCATTTTGATTTAGTATTTTAACTATACCACTTATACCATTTTTAACTGTGTCTATAACATGCTTTAACATATCTCCAAGATGTATACCATCTTTTATTTTATTTATAAAAGTAGATACACCATTTAATAATTTACCAATAACTGTCGTTATATTAGTTAAAACATATCCAATACCTTTAAAAATTGATGCTATTAAAGTTGTCACAACTTGAAGTATTTTTGTCTTTCTTATTAGTTCCGCTATTTTGTTTATAACGTCTGCTATATTTTGAATGACATTTTTTAATCCATTAACAAAAGTATCAAATCCTTTTGATTTTGAATTCTTAAATGAACTAAATAAAACACCTAAAGATTTTATAACTGATTCAAATATAGATGTCGCTAAATTCCATATTGATAAAAATAAAGGTTTTATAGCACTAAATAGTGCCATAATATTATTAGCCCATTTTGTAAAAAAGTTTTCATTATTAGATAATACATCAGACACATTCGTAAATGTATTTAATATTACAGACCCAGCTTTTTGAACTAATCCTATAATTGATTGTATAGCAGGAACTAATATTGGTGTTAATATTTTTGCAATTGAATTAATTATTTTGAATATTGTTCCTAAAATATTTCCTAACCATTGTATTGCGTGACCTAATGCAGTAATTAGTCCACCTAAAACAGATGATGCATTACTAAATAATGATTGTTTAAATATTTTTGAAATTGTATCATATAAATTTTTAAAATTTGAAATTATAGTATCGACGCCATTTTTAAACATATCTATAAATGTTTTTATAGACGTCTTTAAATTCTGTAGCCCCGATATTACTTTTTTTCCATCAACTTTTTTATATTCTACAATAATACCTTTTAATCCTTTTTGAACAAATTTACCTAACGAACTTGTTAAAGAATTTATATAGTCTAATAGTGGTAATATTTCTTTTTTTAAACCATTTATTCTTGGAATTAATACATTAAAAATATCTTTAAGATTATCAAAAGTATTTGTAGCTACCGGTTCACCGATTCTTGAGAGGGCAGCTTTAACATTCATTAAAGAACCTTCATACGTTTCATTAGCCTTTGTAGCATGATCGCCAAATGCATCATCCATAGCCTTAGAAAAGGTTTTAAAGTCGATAGCTCCAGTGGTTACTAATGTTCTAATATTTTGTTCTGTTAATTTTGTAGATTTAGCAAATGTCTTTACATCTTTTGCACCCTTTTTAGATTGTAAACCTACTCCTATAACAGATTCTCGAACTTTTTTATTTTTATTTAAATACTCAGTCAATGTTGCAGCAGCATTTAAACCAGATGCTGAAAATTGCAACAATTCTTGAGACATCAAACGCCCATTACCAGCAACTTTAGTAAATATGTTACCAATATCGCTATAAGTTCTGCCTGTCATTGCCGCCATACCAGAAATACCACGCAACGCAGTCTTCATTTCGCCGCCAATTTTAATATTTGAAGCCATTAATTGAGATGCTACTTTTGAAGCCTCATCTAATCCGTAAGCAGTTCCATCAACGGCATAATCTACATCTTTAAGTAGTGCTTTCCATACATCACTTTTCTTTTTAAACTGTTTATCAGTTTTCATTACACTTTTTGCTAAGCCGGTTACTTGAAATTCTGCCTGCTCAAGATTTAATGCTCTTTTTATACCGCCAGACTTTATCTGTCCGAAAGTATTTTTCATTAAATTTGAGCCAAAAGCCATTACCTTTTTAGTTAACTCAGATATTACAGTAGCACCAGCAACCTGTAATGCTGAAAAGTGAACTTTCACATCATTTAGTCCTTTAGACATATGAGAAAAGTCTACTTGTTTAGCTTGTTTATTCAAGGTTTCTAAACTTTGAGTCTTTTCCATATTCTGAAGTTGACTGTCCATTTGTTTTAAAGAATTCATAGACTGTGATATATTTTTTTCAAAATTTCTATTATCGAAATTCATCTGCACAGTCTTATTATCTATTGTTGTAGCCATTATTTAGAAACCTCCCTCCATAGTTCTTCTTCTATTTCTTTAAAAATAGGTTGAATTGCTGGATTTACATAATCTATACCTTCAACCCAATGCCCATTTTTAGTGGCGTGACCATATTGCAAAATAATTGCAATTGGAACACCATTATTTTCATTTGTATTATAAAAACTTAAAGAAACACTAGTTTTTGTTCTATCAATTTGATATTCCCAAGAACTTGCAGTGTTTCCAGAATCTTTAGGAGTAGCAGCGGCAAGCGCTTCCACCCCCCGCCTTCCATACTCGTCTAGTCTTCCTAAGTTTACGACTTCTTTAGCACGTTCGAAATAACTTCTGAGATTGCTAAAATCTCCTTTTTGCTTTATTGTAATCATAAACTCACCTTTTTCACTTCTCATTTTGACAGTCAATAGGAATGCATATGATTATATCCATTCATAAAAATTAGAGAAAGAGATATAAATAAAAAATAAGTAATTGACCGTCCATCACTACAAAAAAAAAACAATTAATAAAAAACAATTAATCAACACATTGTCCCAACCATAATTATCATATGCATTCCTTTTATATAAAAAAGAAATCTGACTACGACTACCACCTTGCCTTATTTCTTCTTTATATCCTTTAAATCAACCCATAAGTTAGCCTTAGCACTATGTTTTTTAAGAAGTCCTCGACCATTATGTTCAGCCATAATTCTAAAATCTCTTCCTTTTCTAAAAGTACGTTTAGGTTTCTTTGATTTTGAAGACTTATAGGCTTTGATTTTCTTTTTATTAGTAGCCTTATATGTTTTTTTAATATTATAAGTAATATCTGGAATTAATAGTGCATGTGTAAAACCGCTATTTTTAACTTTAGCCATTCTACAATTATATGCACTACCATCTTCAGCAATATAATATGGGGTTTTACCAATATATCCAATAAAAACTCCAACATGCCCAGATTTCCATAGAATAGCTCCGACAGGAACTTCTTTAAGATTATCCCATAACCAGTTATTACCCGACTTAATTTGCCATCTTTTTGTTGCGGAATTAAATAAATCCCAAGATCCTTTTTGTTTTTCTGTATAGGCAGATATTAATCCCGAGCAATCGCAACATACTTTTCCAGCTTTTTTAAAATCGCTCTTCCAAATATATCCTGGATACTGTTTACTTAATCTTTTAATATCTTCTTTATAATATTTTTTATTAAACTCATACGGCTGTTTTGCACCATATATATAAGGCGTTACTATTTTTTTCTTAACATACTTAACTAATTCGTATGCGATTTTTTTAGGCATATTATCACCTCTATCCTCTTGTTTTATATTTTGCTTTTCTTTGAGCATTTAACATTCTATTTCTGGCCGCAACTTCCTGTTTTGTCATCTTATTACTACCCGATTGTTCTTTATGTTTTTCATTACATACTTTAATTAAAGTTAACAAGCGATTTATATGCCACTTTTGAAATTCTGCGGGTATTCCTAATTCGACCATCCAATAATATACCAGTTCTGAAGTTACTATCTGGCCATTTAATTTTCGTATAGGGCCTTTCTTACCTTCTTTTTTCTCATCAGAAAACCATGTTGCTGTCATTTTCTTTTCAATATAATCCTTAATTTTTAATTGATTATCTTTAGACAATGATGAAAAAACGATATCTGGTATATTTTGCTCAAATGTCATACATTTAATATAAAACAACATTTCTTCCGGAGTTCTTTGATTTTTAATATCTAAATACGGTTTTTCATATTTAGCTTCCCATTTTGAAACTGATACAAGAGAATGTTCCATATGCAAAACATATTCTGGTATAGTGACAAATTCTTGTTTTTCTTCATCAAAAAACTCTTTCTTTTCTGTATTTATAATTAACATAATTTATTCTCTTATTTATCTATATCTTCATTATTTACTGGCATATCAACTACAGTACTAGGTGTATCTTGGCTTGCTTCTGATATCTCAGGTTTTTGAACACCTAATTTTTCTGCTGCTTCAGCCATGTTCTTATCTAATTGATCTTTTGTCATCTGTTTACTCTTTGGAAGTATTCCATTAACAAAATCTGCGGCTTTATTATCATCATTAATAAATGACATATATAATTCTGAATATGCAGGACACTGTTTAAATTCTTCTCTTATTTTATCATTTTTTATAAATAATCTACCATCTTCTGATTTCTTACCAACAGATAGTAAAATTATTTCCTTAAATATTTTAAGAATTTCTTTAATATCATTAGACTTAACAATATCCTCTAATTTCTTTTCCATACCGCCTTCTACAGAAACGCTATAATCTACCAATTCAGCTTCTGTTAAATTGAAGAAAAAATCTTCAGTTCTTTCTACATCATTAAAATCTGTATATGTAATAGTTTGTTTAATCATAATTTAATATCTCCTTTTTTAATTTTCATTTTGACAATAAAAAATAAGTAGACGCCTGCTATGATGATAACAGACGCCTACTTCAAACAAAAACTAATCTGTGTGGAAAAATCGGGTTATTTTTTTTAAACACAAGATTTTAGATTAGTTATGTTATTAATTAACCATTTGCTCCTGCAGAAACAGGATTCTCATCAATGATAGTTTTAACCTGGTCTGGTGTTAAAATTCTTGGTGCTGTTGCTGCAGCTACAGGATCTGTTGTAGCATCAGTTCCATACAAAGCATCTTCGATAGCTTTCTTAGCCTCTTTTGAAATCTTTGTACAGTCAATTTCTAAGTGAGCTGTTGGTTTCATATCTTTAACATTAATTGGTGTTGTTGTAAATTCATGAGAGAATGTAATAGCTTCTGGTGAATCATTTACAGAAGCATTTGCTGTCTCTGATGGAGAAGCCTGCGCTCCATAAACAATATGAATTTTTTCACCGTATTCATTTCCTTTAGTATCATTTCCTAGTAATGTTCTATATGAGAAACCAAATTTCTTTCTAGCCTGCTGCGCAACTCGTACACCTGCTGCTAATTCTCCTTCACCATTGCACTCAGCAAACTCTGGTGGATAAGTATATGACTCAATAGTTCCACCAAAGTCCTCAGCCGAATATAGATTCAAATACTTAATATTGTCTGCATAAAGAGGAGTTGCTTCTGCTCCTGATGGAGACTCTGTTACACCTGTTAAACCATTCCAAGCAACACCGTCTTCATATCCATTATCACCCATAGGATAAATAACACCGTGGTCTACACCTGTTTCATAAAAACGTTCGCCTACTGCATCCCATACTAGTTTTGCCATAATTATTTTCCTCCTTAATAATATAAAGTAAATACATCATGATACACGTTATCTGATACATATCTTCTTTCAAATCGACATTTATCAAACTTAGATAATTCTTCTGTTATTTTACTATCAGGATCTTCATCTAAAACTATAACTTGGTACCTATGATTTTGATTATACACATGATTATTACCATGAGTATTATCTATTCTATCTCTAGAATATAAAATGCATGGATATTCCATTTTTGTATTAGAAGGAGGTTGGAAATACACGCGATCACAAATTGTATCTAATCGTTTTTTTATTTCTTGTGATATCTCAATTAGATTACTCATTATATAAACCTCCTGTTGTTAGGATGAGTCTGGGCCTTTGGATTTCTACACTAGATACTTTCCATTTTTGGCCCATAACCTCAATATATTTAATGTCATAGAAATTATTATTTATGAAAGCATCAGCAACAATACTAATATTATGATTAATTCGAATATCATCATTAATTTTGTCACTAGATATTATTTGATTATTTACATTTCTCATATAATCGCCGCTATAAGTTCTTTCGATTATATTTTCTTTAAATACACCAGGTCTGATTTCGGATGTTTGTTTAAAACCAATCTTTCCATAATATTTCATTTTGACAATCTCCTAATTATTCTCCTTGCTGTTGTTCATTAGTTTCCGCTGGAGCTTCTTCTAATGTCAAACCAGACAAATCAAATTCTTGAGTAGTTGTCTGTGTACCATCGGTAATGATAACAACAAACTTCTGCTCATCTTTATCTGTAATCTTAAATACGCCATTCTTATCTGGGTCGTTTATAATCTCGACTAGACCAGAACCTTGTGAAGGTGACATTCCTACTTTTACAGATGTGGCCCTCTCGTCTATATCTTCAAACTTGAAAGCCATAAAGTTACCAGGTCCCCAATGATCAGCAATTTCACCATCTGCTAACCATTTAGAAGTACCTGTAACTGCATCGTCAGCTACTGACAAATCTGTCTGTATATCACTAACTAATGTGCCGAATATTTCAACGCTAGCGCTCTCGGCTTTAAGCGTTAGCTCGCTTAGGGGTTTACTGGAGCGTCACCGCTCTTCTTAAGTACAATTGCTGAATAAGGTTTAGTCAAAGCCCCTGAACAACGAGTCTCGATTAGATACTTCTGCTGGTTAAAGTCAATATCAAAATCTTCGAACATATTAACAGAACCACCCTTATCAGCACCAATTGTATAGTCTGAAAGGTCAATAAGTAGTGCTAGAACATCCTCAGGCATAACATCCACAGGAACTTCCTCAATATCTTTAACATTCATAGCTAAAGCTACTTCACTAGCATCCTTATATAGTCTATGCTTAAATCCATCTTTTAACAATAGTGATTTGCTAAGAGTTACTCTTCTCATAAATGCTGTTAAATTACCAGATCCCTGATAGTCAACAGCTCCTAGAATAGCAGCATCTAGCAAAGCTTCTTCTTCAGTCATTCCTTCTGGAACTTCTACAACATGAGTAATAGTATAAAGAGGATCATCAGAAATTGCAGGAATCACGCAATCTTCTTTAATTTTATCCTCTTCTAGAGGAGATCTTCCATCACCAAACATTGCAGCTCTAGCGATTTCCTCGTCTAGCATCATTCTCATCTCAGTTTTCATCCAAGAAACAATATCAAAGTCTGTGATATCAATAATATCATCTCTATCTAACTTCTGTTTCTTGTAAATTGTTGTAGGACCAACTTTTCTCTTAAGTAGTCCAAATACTTCTTCAATCTTTCTATTACCTTTTGTGTAACCTTTTGCACGAGCCTGATCTGCAGTAATATCTGCAAATACCATTCTAATTCTACTAAATGGTGTTTTTGATACACCATTCATTACCTTTTCAACCCATGCAGATGGTGTTCTTCTTATAAAATCTGGAGCATTCTTTAAATTCTTATGCTCTGGGAATAGCCATTCAATATTCTCAATACCATATTCTGCAGAATGCTTTAATACTGAATCTCTAAGTGATCCATTACTTTTTGCATCCCTAAAAATAACTTGCATATCGTCGTGAGATAAAACATTCTCGTCTGCTGCGTAGCTATCGCCTTCAAATACATCTTGTTTCATTTCTTGTCCTCCTTCTGTGTTTCCAGTAGAGCCATTTTTAGCGTCTTCAACAGCTTGCCCAACTAAGAAATACACAACTTCTTTTTGTTCATCTGTAAGAGTGTCAAACACTTCTTGTACAGTTTTGTCTGATCCGCCAGAACTCTGATTATTTTGAGCAGTATCCTGACCATCAGCATGTTCAATTACTTCTGACATATTGTTTTCCTCCTGTGTTTCTTCATTTTGAGCAGGTTCTTCTTTTGTTTCTTCTTTTTCTTCCGGCTCATCCTGAATTTCTTCTTTAGTATCCTGGTTATCGGTCTCTTCTTCGTCATTTTGAGCATCTTCTATCTCGCCTGGTTCTGTATCAATTCCACCATCATTATGAATGATAGCTTCTTCTTCAATTTCCAAGCCTGAATGTGACATAATATTCTCAATATATGCTCCGGGATTTGCTCCTGCTAATACTAGACTGACTTCTCTAATGTTTCCATGAGAAACAATATCGCCAGTTTGCTCTAGTTGATTAGCGTATATTGATAATGCCGCAACATCTCTATGCTCAACAATTCTTTTAGCATTTTGACCATTTTCACTGTTATTAAAGCTACAGTATGCATAAACTCCATCTCCTCTGTTTTCCAACAAAGCATGTCCTAAAACAGAAGCAGGGTCATTATGCTCATGTGACCAAACCAAAGGTACTGTTTGACCATCATTATCTTTAAAAGCATCATTAGCAATGATTCTTCCATCACTACATTTAATATTGCTTCTTGTAGCCCAACCAGAAAAGTCATACTTTTTAGGCATTTGGATTTCCTCCTTTATATATTTTTGTAAAATAAAAAGAGATTAATATATCTCCTCTTCTTCTACTACACTCTCTTCAGTATTAGGATCTCCATCATAAACATTTCCATATTCTGTAGCAATGATATTTCTATTTCTTAAATCATCAGCATTTGGATTATCGGAAGGTTTAAATCCTAATATTTGTCTTACTTCATTAGCAGTTAATATTTCATTTCTTGTTAATTTATCTGCTATTTCAGCAATATCATTAATAGGTACTAATCTAAATGGATCTCTAAAGAAGAGAATGGTTTGATTTTGTGTTCTAGCCGTTTTAGAAAGAAACTTTCGTTTCATTTCATCGGTTAATGCTGCTAAAATTGGTTCGATAGTTCGATTATAATAATTTAGCATTGTTTTTTCGTCAGCTGTTCCTTCCATTATCTCTTGTGTGATACCTAATTGACTATATAATTGTTTAGTCAAATATTCAATCTGAGATAATAGGCTATTATCTATAGGTCTATTTAATTGAGTTATTTTTTCAGTAGCATCAGCATATGCAATACCGTGCTTTCCTTTTGATAACTGTTCTTCTATAACTTTAATTCGCTCTTCGGCTTGATTTTTTCTTAATTGTGTCTTTACAACATATGGTAATTGAATAATTAAATTCAATTTATCCGAGGCTGTACTATCATCAAGTTTGTCTAATAAAGCTAGTTTATGAATAAGCCTTTGCAAAGTAGAATTAGGCGAATTCATTATTGCATAGAACGGATTCTCTATAATAGCCACAGTATCTTTAGATAATATCAAATCTTCTTTTTTTCCAGTATTTTGATTATAAACTTGGCATTTGATATGCTTTGGATGCCATTCTAATATTTTTCCTCTTCTCATAACATCTATATCTCTACCAAAGGTTTCTGATTTATCGGGGTTAATAGTTGTTAATACTGGAACAATTGCTATATATCCTTCATCAAACATAGACATGCAGATGTCTTGTATAAACTGTCTTCCTGTTTGATCAATATTAGCATCAGCAGTTAAACAATTGTTAAGATTAGAATTAATTGTTTCTATAAAACGATTATTTTCATCTATTTTAGCATGCACTATTCTTGTAGCAGCTACATCAACAGCCATACGATTATAAATAGAATTAACAATTGTTCTATCATTACCTCTTTTAAGGGATGGCCTATCTGGTCTATCATAATCTGTAGGCCCATAATCTTTTGGAATCCATGTGGGATCTCTGCTAGTAAAAGCATCCCATGCGTTTTTTATTCTATTTTTAAGTCCCATTTTTGACAATCTCCTATTTATGCTCCAGGTGTTTGACCTTTAGATTTTAAATACTTAGTATATTGACCTGTTCTAGCCATTTTCTTTTCTTTGTGATTTGTCAATAATGTTTTTCCAACAACTACGCCTCCTAAAGCTGCTAAACCAGCTCCTGCCGCCAACTTACCCTTATTCCCAGCCGCATTTCCAGCTCTAAAAATAGTAGATCCAACTGAACCTAATACGGCAGCACCAGCAATTGCTCCAGTATTTCTCCAAGCAGCAGTCTTTGCTTCAAATTTGGCTTGATTTTTTGTTATCCCTTTATTATTTGCAGATATTTGTGCTGCTCGTCTATAAGTTGCTGGATTATACATTAAATTTCTAGTAAGAAAACCGTCAGATTTTCTAATTTCTTTTCGTTCTATTTTCTCTGCAATTCTTCTATCATGTCTAGAATTATATTTTCCTTTACCCATAGTTCCTAACCCATCATGTTGATGAGGGTGTTCGCCTGAACCTCTTCTGTACCTTCCTGAATTTTTGTTTCCAAAGTGAATTAAATAATTTTCTGACATATAAACCTCCTAAACTCTTAATAAAGCTTTAACTATACTATTACCAGCATTTGCTATAGTACTAGCATCTAATGCAGATAAAGCAGTATTACCATATTTTTTAGATATTCCATAAACCGCAGCAACACTACCTATAGTCATTCCAGCTTTTGCTATATTCTTAGCCACCTTTTTTGTATTAACCTTATTGTCTCTTCTAACTACTTCTCTATGTCTAGCCCCTTGCAACGATTCGCCTTTAGCCGTCGCTTTATTTATTCTTTTAGCTGCTCTACGACCATATAAAGATTCATCTCTTCTGTATTGTTTACTAGAATAGTTTGCATTTCCTAAACCATCATGTTGATGCGGTCTTTCTCCCGATCCTCGTTTATATCTTCCAGAGTTTTTATTTCCAGAATGTATTAAATAATTATCCATTTTTAAGGTTCTCCTTATTTTATAATCTCTATTTACCAAAAACTCTTTTAACTAATCGTCTTCCTACTTCAACTGCTAAAGCCCCTGTTATAGCGCCAATTGCTCCTCCAGCAGATTTTTTTAAAATCTTATTAGTTTCACCACGACCTCTATTAACATTTTTTGTTAAATCTTTCAATTGACCTTCTTTTTGAAGTCTATTTATCTGCTTATTTAATTCTTCATCTGATAATTTATGAGAATCTCTAGCAATTTCTCTTCTTTCCATTCTAACTTTTTGTCGTTCTTTTTTAGTTCTTATTTTTGATCTTAACCCATCATGCTGATGTGGTCTTTCTCCCGAGCCTCGAGGATATCTTCCAGAGTTTTTATTTCCAGAATGTATTAAATAATTATTATTCATTTTGAGTATCCTCCTTCGTTTCTTTAAGATTTAATCTAAACTCTAATTCTGAGATTGTTCGTTCAATGCTTCCCTGAATAGAACTATTCAAAGGGGGGTCAAATATTAATCTAACCCTCAGATATATATAAGTTTTTACATCTTCTAGTAATTTATCATCTTGTATAAATTGGTTCCATGTTTCTTCTTGGGATTCAATTTTGAATCCATCTATAGGGCCTATACCTAACTGATTAAGAATCATAAAAACAGAATTTATATGAATTATAATATCTGTATCAAAAGCCTGGTCATCTTCTAAAATACCAAGAAGTTTTTTTATTGACAGTAAGATACTATCTGTATTAAAATTACTTTCCATTTTGACAATTCCTTTCTATTCTTCTTCAGGTTCTTCTATTAACTTATCTGTTTCTGTGTATATTCTATCTTCTGCAAGTTCTTTTAGGTCGTATGCTTCTTCGTACTCCACTCCATCTCTTTCAATGTAATGGTGTATATCAGAATAAGTCCTTACAAAATCTCTGCCTTTTAAAACTGTATCTTCTCTTACTATTGCCATAATAAACTCCTTATATTGTGCTTGTTAAAGTCTTGCCTTTAACTAAATCTGTGTCTGCTAGTTCTACTCCGTTTTCGTAACAATGTGAGATGTTTTCTGTATGCTTAAAGATTACCGCTGTTTCATCGTCATTTACTTCAATAATATTTCCGTCTAGGGTACAGAGTGAATTATTTTTCTTCATCCAATATGGGCTTTCAAATCTACTACCCTCTAATGATATTTCTGTGAAATATTTTGTACTCCAGTTTGTAGCAATCGAATATTGACCAACTAATACTTGTGGAATAAAAAATTTAGCATTTCCACTTGGCGAACTAAATGGTGTATTCGTTAAAGGGTTTTTGTTATTTATTGGAATCAATGTTTTACTTCTTGAAATAAGATATCTTAAATTGCTACAGTTGCTTATTGTAGTAAACATTTGAACTGGAGCGCCTGAAGACATAGATGTTATTAAGCCAACATCTAAATATTTTAAGGCATCATCATATGACACTAAAGAATTAGATGTTGAAATTAAACCAGACAAACAAAGTTTTGTCATATTATTGTTATAGCTAAATTGATACTGTGAATCTATAGAGGTTATTTTTGGTAAATATAGTTTTTTACAACCACAATACCTTATAGGAACGGAAATTCTTTCTAAATTGTCTATTTCCAAATTCTCTAAATTTGGATTATTAGAAAAATACTCCGTACTTAAGTCTGTAAGTTCATCATCAATATAAGATGTTATTTCTTTATGTATCACTTTCTTAGGACTTGGTATATCTTCAACTTTAGCAATTAGACTCTCTAATGTTTCATCGTCTTTACAGCCAATCCCTTGTTCTCTTAAATTGTTTCGTAATGTTACTCTATCTTCTTCTAGTTGTAGTATTCTACTTTCATCAATTACAATATTACTCATTTGTTTCTTCTCCTATAATTAAATCAAAAAATTTACTTCCGTCATAATCGCTTGGAGGAACTGCAACTTCTGCAAATTCATAATTAAAAACATCATGTTTTCCATTTTCTGTAATTTTTTTAGTCCCTTCTGGTATAAATCCTATTTGGGTTCTTATACCTTTGATTCTAACTTCTTTTTTAGGAGTTTGAATTATTACTTTCATCTTTTAGACCTCTTTCTACAACTAAATTATTATCTATAGATAAAGTATCTACTAATTCTCCATCTCTTTCTTGGATGATTCCCCATAAATAATTGCCAATATCTAGATTATTAGTATCTTCTTTAGTTAGTGACATTTCAAATGAGTTATCATCAATATACTTACATTCTTTAATAATAATATCTTCTTTAGTTTTATAATCCTCAATTATAAATTTAATACTATCTGTTTTAAATATTGTTCCCTCTGTTAGTTTAAAAGTAAGTATATCTCCATAATCGCCTTGATTCATTTTTATATATGTGCCGTTAGCTCTAAACATATTAATACCTTCCCATTTTGACAATTACTCTTTATTTATCTTTATTTCTTTTTCATATTCTGCACGAGGTTTCATTAATCGTTCCCATTTATCTTTTACATAATGGTTTTGATTTAAATCATTAGGATCTGTATATTCATCATATACTTCATATGCTCTTTGTATTTCTTCCGCACTCATTTTTTCATTGTTTTCTACTTTTGCTAAAAACACTACAAGAAAATTTTTACAATCATTTATTCTAACATGTTTTATTTCTTCCTTAATAGTTTTTCTTATAAAGTGAATAACTATACCGCTTATAGTAACGGCAGAAATAATTATTCCAGATATGGTTTCTAAACCACTTAGTGTTTCTATAACAGTCATTAATAAACCTTCTTTCTTAAAAATATAATCCCACTTCTATTAACGCGTTTTAATAGACCCCGCCATCACAGCACTGAAACTACATGGGCTCTCACAAGACTTGCACTTGTTTATGTTCCTTATCCCAATTACCGGTCGACCAATAATACTAGTTTCATCTCCCAAAAATATTATTCAAAATTTTCTCGATTAATCTTATATGCTACATATGCATCCATCATAGCAGCAACAGCATCAATCTTTTCTTCATTTCGTTTCTTATATAATTTTCTATTACCATTTGTGTCTTCTAGTGTTATACAGTTACCCATGGCAAATACCATAAGTTGTTCATCAAACATTAATAATCTATCCTCTGCTAAATTCTTTAATTCTCCTAAAGGAACAGATTCAGTTCGAGAACCCTGTCTAACTTTCTCAATACCAAATGGTCCATTTTCTCTTTCCCAACGCTCAATAAATTCTTTTGCATTATATGGATCATATCCAACGCATCTAACGTCATATTGTAATTTTGATATATGATTATCTATATCTTCATATACTTCCATCATATCTAAAACAGATCCTTCTAAAACAATTAAGCTTCCTTCTTTCATGAATTCTTCGTATTTTTGTCTCATAGCCATTGAAAGCTTATTAAGTGTTGAGCTGGAAATATAATTTCTAGTTTTAACACCAAATCCTCTTCCAGGTAATGGAAATAAAAAAGTGAAAGAACAAAAGTCGTCACCTTGTGATAAATCTATTCCTAAAGCACAAGGCATACTCCAGTAATCTCGCTTATTATGAGGTTTTGTTTCCTCATAAGTAAAGTAATATGTATAGCCCTCCATAGGAATAGAAAATCTTTTAGCTAAAATATCATTTCTAGCCGATGGGACTTTTTCCATTCTATCAACTTCTAATGATAATGTATCATATTGAACAGTTTTACCTAAATTAGGATTCGATTTAAGCCATAGATCAGGGTTAGCAATCTCTTCAATACTATCCTGCTTATACCACCAGATAGATACATGTGGATTAATATACTCACCTTTTAATATATCAGTTAACTCCATTTTAATAGAGTCACCAGGACCATTTCTTACTGTACCTTCTGATGATGCTGCTATGATGATATAGTCATCAACTTTAGATGCCCCCTGTTCTATGGCACCCATAACATCTTCTCGTATATCACCAGATAACCATTCATCAATTGTTGAACATTTAACTTGCAAACCTTGTAATTTTGCAATAGTCATTGGTCGAATTTCTAACCACGAACCTGTCAAAAAATTCTCAATACCTCTTTTGGTTGAGTCAAGCATTTTTTTAGTTGTTGTTCTACTATTTTTAGTTCCTTGTGTAAGGAATTTGAAAAATGGTCCTCTAGAACGAGTAATAGATGTTCTTATAGGACTTAACACCTCTTCTGCTTGTTTCATTGTAGGGGCTGTAGTAATTTGATGTGTAGTAGATGTATCAATATTAATGAAGAATGACTGTATAAAAGATAAATATACAGATTTTGCATTTGCACGAGGTATAATCAAATATTGTTTATTTATCAATCTCTTTTTGATAGACTTAGTAACATATTTACCACCCTTACCATTTTTATTTGGCTCAAACACACTTCGCTCTTCATAATAATACCATCCAAATATTTGTTCAGCCCATATTTTGAACGTATCAAGCAAAACTAAATCGGAACCATCTGTTAATGTGAGTTCGTTTTCACAATATTTTATAAAACCTTCTACTGCCTCGTCATCATAGTAAATTCCTGGATTCTTTATAAGATCGTCTATACGATTCATTTCTAAAGATATCTCTTTACAGACTGGTATTTTACCATCTATGACATCTTGTCGAAATTTACCATAATATTTTGGGACGGCAGTATTTGATAACATTTTGATTCCTTTCTAGATAATAAAAGACAGACTAGAGATTTGACCCTCTAGCCTGCTAACTATGTTTTTAGAAAAATAATACGGATTTGGAAAAATTTTATCATCAATAATAAAGGAGTAATAAACTAACAAACAGAATTATTAAACTAAATTATCATATATTATTTTTCTTTAACATCTAATTAAATATTAATAAATTCTTTCATTACATAACCAACTTTCTCATCAAATTCTATCTTATAGAATAGTGGGTCATTGTCTCCTGTAATGATTACTGTGTCATTCATATTTAGTACACCATAAATTTCAGAAGTAATACTTGGCATAGATCTAACATTTAGCTTTGCACAATTTACTGTTCCAATATCTGGTGTTTTTGAGACTTCTTCCTCTTCAGGAATTTTAATCTCTGAATCTTCTTCTACTTTTAGTTCCTCAACTTCGTCATCATACTCATTTTGAGTCTCGTCGTCATATTCTTTCTCTTCTACTTCTTCAACGACTTCCTCTTCTGTTGTTTCTGGTTCGTTGTAAAACTTGTTTTTCTTTGACATTTTGATTCCTCCTATTTATATATTATAACCAGCCTGTTGCAAATGAAACTACTTGTCCATCTGATAATATAATTTTATATTACCTCCAAGGATTTTGATCATTTGGTTTTCGTTCTACTGGTTCAACTCTAACATCGGTATCTATTCCATAGTGAATAGCATTATGAGTTTTAGCTGAACAGCAGATTAAATTATCTAAAGAATTATATTCTTCTAAAAATTCATCATAATTTTGAAATTGTTCTGGTGAAAGAGGATTAATGTGGTGAATATATATAGTTCCACCTATCTCTTCATTTTGAACTCCAAGATCACAGCCATTATCTCTAATAATTACTTCATCTCGAATTCTTCTCCATTCGCTAGAAGTATAAAACTGTTGATTAAGATATCTTTTTGAGCCAAATGTCTCATTACCTACCTCACCTTTAAGTTGTAAATACTCTAATCGTTCTTTAAAAGTTCTTATTTTAATCAGTTCACTATAAGTTTTCATCATAGTGTCCTCCAGAGTAACTTGTAAATGCTTTTAATGCATTCTCATAAATTTCTTCTCGTTTCTGTTCTGTTTCAAGTGAATCTTTCTTAGCCTCTAGCAATTCTGTTTCTTTTTTGAGTTTTTCATTCTTTCGCTGGCGTTCTTCCGTTGCTAAATCCAAGTAATGACAAATAATTTGAGATGATGCAGTACCATCTTCAATTTTTTTCTCGGCTAAGTCAACTGCTTTAGCAATAATTTGCTTCTCTCGGTCTTCAGAGGACATACTTTTGTATGACTTTGGTTTATGTTTTGTAGAATTTTTTGTTTGTGCAGCCATATTTTGTATCTCCTTCCCTAATATTTTAGAATGACTTCCCTTGAATTTTTCCTCCGGAGAAATTTTTGAGACCAGCGCGATTTTTT